CTATCTGATTAATGTCAATTGTTTGTGAATTTCCAGTCAACCCAAGTGCTGTTAATGTACCAGCTACAGAATTTAAACCACCAATAATGTTTCCACTACCTGCTATTTGTTCAAGGTCAATAGCTGAACTATTACCTGAAGTTTGACTTACATAAATTTCGTTGTCCGATGCAACTGCAACAAAACTGATAAAAAACAACGAATAATAAAAATATTTATTCATATTTCCAATATCCTCGTTGATAACCAATATTTACTATATCTAATAATGCACTCTCAATAGCTTTTTGTAAAGCTATAGTTCCACTTTCATTTTTTGCTCTACCTGTTTCTATTTCTACTAAATCAACTGCATCAGAAACAAAACGGAAAACATCTTGCGACCTACCATGACTATATATAGTTTTTGACTTTGTTTTTTCAATAAGTATTTCACCAGTATTAGTGCTTACCATTCTTATAGATACAGTGACATTATCAGTTCTATACATTTCACTTGAACCAATGCCTAGATACCTCGCACCAACACCACCACTTACTAGATTTGTTTCATAAGATACAATAGCACCTTGCATAAGTACACCAGCAAATAATAAAGGCATTATGCTTGGTTTATTGCCATCTTTATCAGAAAGTTGTTCTCTTGTACTTCTTATTAATTGCCTTTCTTTTGTTAAGTTATCAAGACCAACTCTTTCTACAACTATCCAAAAATCTCCGTTAGATGTTTCTTTTAGTGCTTTTATCAACAGGTTTTCAGGTGCTTGTGTTAAAGCTGTGGAAAACAAAGCGAATTCACTATTACTTTTTCTTTGTCCTGTTTGGTCTGTAAACGCACTGCTATACACAGCAACTACTGGTTTTACTATAGGTTTTGGTACACTCTTTAATGCTTCGTTTGTTATTAAATCTTTTGGTTTATCTAATTCCTTACTAGGAAACCTTGCATTGTATGTGTCTTCTGATACATCTAGTAAACTACAAGAACTAAAAACTAAAGTCACCAAGAGGTAGCTGTATGATTGTTTCATTACCATCTGCATCTACGACTGTTAGTGTTATCATTCCGTCTTCTATTTTATAGGATATTGTATTACCTTCTAATTCAAAAATCCCTTCTGTTGATTGACTTTCGCCAAACATATTATTTACTATTTGTTGTGCTATTTTGGCATAGATACGACTTTCAAGACTTCGTATAAATCGTGCTAATGTCGTATTTTCTTTGTCTCTTTGTATTTGGTCTTGCAATGCTTTTAGTTCTTCTTTTATAGTCATTGCTCTTGTATGTGATTGTGAATCAATCGTCAGATAATGTGAACTGGTATTGATACCACTAAATGAAGGTGATTTAAACTTAAATGTTATGGTATCTGCTTTTAAGTTAACAGCAAGGATTCCAAAAAATAATACAAAACCTATAAAAACTAAAGTTATAGTTAGTCTATATTTTTCTAGTTCTATTGTTTCTATCTGTTTTTTTGTTTTTTTCTTTTTCATTTTCTAATACCTGTTTATTTTTATTCTTTAAAACTGTATTAACTTTTGTTTGTAATCGTATCATATCTTGGTCTAACAGGCGAAGTTGGTCTGTTAATCTTATTATTGTTCCTTTCATTTCTTGTACTGCTGGGTCAATAACATTATTAATAGTTTTCCAAACGTAATAAACAAAATAACCAAGTCCTACAACCATAACTACAGGAAAACCAAAGTCTGCAATTAACTGTGCAATACTTATTTCTTGTACTACATTAATCTCGTCTTGCATCTATTTTGCCATCTTCTACGAAGTTCTCTGCTCTTGCTATCCTATCTAGGTCAGGTGGTAAATTTAATGCACTTGATACGCTAGTATCTATTCTAATAATATCGTTATTCATAATTGATGCTCTTGTTATAAGCATTTTTGTAATGCCTTGTATGGTTTTTATTTCATCAACTAAATTATCCATAAGTTGTTTCATGACAAGAAATATAAAATAAGCCATGATTAATGCACCTGCTATAGGCACACCAACTTCTGCTATAAGGTTAAATACTTCCACTACTTATCTTCACCTTTAAAGCTTTTAGATGCACCTGAAGTACCAGCATATAAACCAAACCAAGCAGCACCTGCACCAACAACCACAGATATAAGACCTGATTGTTCAAAGTTTGGTGCTTCTAAACCCATAAACCACATAACTGTTGTGTATAACAGTATTATATATACAGTTAAGAATGCTCTTGGAAAAATACGCCATGAATCAACAGCTTGTGCTAAATGTATCCATTTTTGATGTGGATTAACATTTTTGACATCTTCTAGTTCTCTAATTTTGTCTTTAAGTTCACCGATTTCTTGAATCATAGCCATAAACTTGTTTAAGTCCATTTCTACTTCATTTCTATCCATGTCGCCACCAAAACGACCACTACCCATATTATCCATAATTTACTCCTTTTTTAAGTTGGTTCTGTTGGAAAATTAACATCTGCTCTTGTAGATGCACTTGAATTGTTGGAAGGAACATCTCTTAAAGATTGTCTATAAGTTGCCCACTCTGTTTTTTTTGAGTCATTTAATGCACAATCAGGAAGTTGTGTCCAATCCGAAGAAGCTAATAAGGCATTTCTTTCTGACCTTACTGCATTCCAAAAATTAACAGTCTGTGATACAGCACTGCCACTAATAATTTTATATTTATCAATATCATAATTACCTTCTATTATTGATTCATCTGATTCTATAATAATGTTTGACAATTCAGAATTAGTAACACCACCACCAACAATATTTCCTGAAGATGTTTTATAAATTGTGTATTCTTTCATTTCTATTGTGTATTATCTATAAATACATAAAGTGATAAATAAGTACTTCTATGTTTTGTTACAAATCTAACTCTCCAATTTGTGGTAGTAGCACTACCACCTAAACCAGTAATTGTACCACTATAGACAAAAACATAAGTTCTAAAAGTTCCTGCGTCCATATCAATATCTTGTATGCCACCTGCTGCTTGTGCATAAGATGAACCACCATCAACAGAGTATTCTACAAATATACCAGTATTGTCACCTAGCACACCTGTAAATATAGCTTGATATTTTGCGTTATTTCTAACATTACTTATTGCTAATGGTAAAAAATTACCAGTAGTTTGTGTTTGTGTTGTGAAGTCTGTTGAACCTCTTTGAAATGCACTTCCAAAAACTGCTAGTGGAACTGTTGAACCTGTATGTGAAATAATATCCGCACTAACATTAGCAAAATGTTTTACATCTAATGTATCAACATTAATCTCCGTACCTGTAATAGTACCAGCAGCAATCTTTGCAGCAGTTATTGCATCTGCAGCTATTTTATCGGTTGTAATTGCGTTTGAAGTTATGTTATCAGCAACTATAGCGTTTGCTGCAACTTTGTCAGCAGTAACTGCATCAGCAGTAATATTCTCTGCAACAATTGCGTTTGCAGCTACTTTATCTGCTGTAACTGCATCTGCATTTATTTTTACTGCTGTAACAGCATTAGAAGCAATTTCTGTAGCTGTTATTGTTCCTGCAGCTATTTCACTTGCTGTTATAGCATTAGCATCTATTTTTGCAGTAGTTATAGCATCATTACCTATTTTTGTTGTTGTTATAGCACCTGCAGCAATTACATCACCTTGTATTGCATCTACTGCTATTTTTGCATTGGTAACTGCATCTGCAGCAATTTTTACTTCAGTTATTGCGCCATCAACAATATCTCCTACTGCTATATTAGTAAAATTACCTGAAGCACTACCAACAAAAGCAGAATGTACATCAGAATGATTAACTGACCTTACCCAAAAATAATAGGTTGTACCTGCTACCAATCCATCTTGTGGGCCAAAAACACTTGTAGTTTTTTTACCATTAGCACCTAATATAGTATCTACTAAGTAAGTATCATCTGTAGGTGTAGTATTTGCTGTTCTTCTGTATATCTTAGTAGCTTTTAAATCTGCACTCGTAGAATTTACCCAAGAAACTAAAATACTAAATGGTTCATTAGTAGAAGCAGTTAAGCTTGTAGGTGCAGCAGGTGCATCTGTTGGTGCTGATATAGAAATATTTACTGCACTTGTATAAGCACTTGCAACACCATTTACATCTATATGCCTTGCTTTTACATTATATGTTTTTCCTACTACAACATTTGGTAGAAGTGCTACAGCAACGCCTTTTCCTACTGTAAAGTCTGAAGTATAAGAACCATCAGTAGATAGCTTATACGCCACCTCAGTAAGCGTAACCTTATCACTAGAGTTATTTGTCCAAGTAGCTTTTATATCTACTTTAGTTGTCACACCATCTTTGTTTGTTTGTTGTGCTAAAGCAAGATTGCTTGGTGCTGTAACTGCATATGTTCCTGTACCAACATCACTACCTTCTGATTGTCCTGTTGTGTAATCATTAGTAGCAAAGTCAAATACACTTGATGCTACTTCTTTAAGTTCTAATCTAGTTGCCATCATGGGAACATCATCATCAGTTATAACTTCCATATTAGTAGATATAACTTCAAACACTTTTTGTGAATAATCTAATCTTGTATTTGTTACATAAACCCAATCAGCAGGTTGTAATCTCATAAATTTTAAACTTGCTAAAAGACTAATAGATGTAGTTTGTCTTTGACTTTTTAAGGCAATTCTTCCTAATCTTTGAGCCATAGTATCGGTTACTGTAAAAGGTAATTGTGTCTCCATCTGTTTTTTATAATTAGCTGTTGATTCACCACTTGGAGTATCAGCATTTAAAAATGTTGTATCTTGATAAACTTGTGCATCTGCTGCTACATAGTTTTGAGTTGAGTCTACATATATAGGTTTTACAGCATTAAATAAATTACCTGAGTTAGGATTTGTTTGTACTTGAACTGCATCTAATAAATCATCATCTGTAACTGTTAAAGAAGGTGTTTGCGAAGCACCTGCAAATACATTAAATTTACCATTTACATAAGCTATTTTTCCTGCCATTGCACTTAAAAGACTTTCTATAACACCATTGCCATTAGCACTAAAATTAGTAAATCCATTAGCTGTATATCTTTTTTCTGTACTAGAACCATCTGCTAAAGTTACATCTTGTTCACAAGTATTAGCTGCACTTGCAAAACCACCTGCATTTGTTGTGTCATTTATTTCATCACTAACTGCCCTAATTCCATACTCTGTATTTGTTAAATAATCTCTTATATGTAATGCAGGGTTATTCGTCCAAACTGTGTTATTTGTTCTTGGGTCAAAACATTTTTTACCTTTAACTAAAAATGATGTTGCTGGTATTCCACCACCAAATGCTTCAGCATCAAACACCATTTGCATATATACATAAGCTACACCTAAAAATTTATCAGTTGTACCCATAGAACCTAGTTGTGCGTTCATAAAACCATCTACAGCAGTTTGACTTCCATCTTGTACTATATATCTGATTAATCTACCACTACCAAAGTTATTATCATTATCAGTATTTGTGTAATCTGAATTAGTAACTGTATAAACAGTAGAACCACTTATAGTACTTGTTGTTGTGGTTAAATCATTATCATTAAGTTTAATGTTTGTAAGTTCTTCTATTTCATGTCCTGCTATAACAACAACCATGTGTAATAAATAATTATCTGTACCTGATGTTTCCATGTGAACAATAGTTCCACCAACTCTTGCTTGACCATAAATGAGTTGTCTTGGTGCTATTGCTTCTCTTGTTGCAAACTTTGTACCAAAATTACCTGCAGAAGCATCTATACCTTTAGATGTCATCTTGCCAATAACACCACCAATAAGTGTCGTTGCAAAAGTCATAAATACTGCATTAGTAACTTGTGCTGCTGTCATTGCTGTAAGAGTACCAATATTTAATATTTGCCCTGTTTTTATTGCTACAAATATAACTAATGCTGCAATTACTGCTTGTTTAATTTGCTTAGCCATCTATACGCCACACTCCAAGCACATTTACATCTGTTTTTACACCAATACAGTCATCTGTTGGCGTAAGAATATACATACCATCACATATACCAACTAATTGTGATTCTTCTTTATATACAACTAAATCACCTTTACTCATAAAAGCTGGATTAATTTGATTTACTTTTTTTGACATACAAGCTTTTTTTATACTGTTTAATAAATCACCACCATATTTTTTTATAGCTTTCATTGCAGTTTTTTCATCTTTCCATTTTAAAGATTTTGGTATTAAATCTTCTTCTGTGATTTCTTTTATTAAAGCATTAGAAAACTTGCAACAATCCCATGTACCCCACGCAAAAGGTTTGTTTTTATGTTTATCAATAAATTGATTAAATTTAATTTCCCAATCTATAATTTTTTTCATTATGCTTGTTGAACACGATTTCTGCCAACATGACGATTATTGCCGCCACCACCACCACCACCAACAGTATCAGATTCTTTACCCCATATAATTTCTTTATCTTGTAATGATGCAACTCTATTGAAACCTGTATCACCACTATGCAGAAAGTTTTGTGATTCTTTTGTGTATCTAAAGTTAGAAGGTCTATCTAAATCAATTAATCTATTCTCTGCATTTATAGATATGTTAGAACCCTGTGGTGTATCGCTTATTGATAGTGTAGTCATTCTTCCTTTGAACAAAACTAAAGTTCCAGCTACCTCATTAGTTTTACCCATAAGATAACCTAGAAATAAAGTTATAAATCTATTTTGATAATTTTCTGTAAGTGCAAGATTTAAAACTGTAGTGTCCATACCTGATATACCTACAGTTAAACCTGAAGATTTTAAATCAGTGCTTTCTTCTACATTGCTTATTGAAAGTAATTCACCAGCACCAGTATAAGATTCACTACTAATCGTTAAATCATCTATGCCTGTCCAAAGTCTTACTGTACCTGAATCAAACTCAGCTTTAATAGCAAGAAACATTGCTTGTTCATCTGCACCTAGACGATTGACAATAGAACTATCTAATCCCTGTCTTGTAGCCATTTAAATTACCTCAGTACATGAAAAACTTATACCATAGTTTGATATTCTATCTGCAGACCAACTAACCTCATTAGAGGTTAATCTAAAATTACCTTTTGGATTTGTGAATACAACATAATGACCAGTTGCTAAATCTGACCTAAGTTTTGGTTCTGTTTTAACTGCATAAAAATCATTACCACTATCTGTTGTTGCTGTAGCATCTTCAGTAACCATAACTAATTGTGCTGGTGTTGATGTTGAAACTGCTGCTGATTGTATTTGTAAATAATCACCCTTTTTTATTGTGCCACTAGCACCACTTGCTGATGCTCTTAGACATAAACCTGTAGCACCTTTAACATTAGTTCTTACTTTACAACTAGCTGTAGAACTTTCTGTTGTAAAACTACCATCTGTAACAACTACTGTGTTACTGGTAACTGTTGTTACTTTAAAAGTACCATTGTTTTCTTCGTTTGTTGCACCTGTTACAACAATAAAGTCTCCAACTTTTGAGTTTGCAAAAGGAGCAGATGTATTTTGATAGTATACACTTCCAATATATCCTGTTTTTTGATAAGATAATATATACTCTCCTGTTACCCAATCACCATCGTTAATATTTGCTCTAAATATTCGATCAAGAGAA